ATGTCGTGTGATACGTTAGAGCATTGGATGACAAAAGAAAATTATGGAGTATGGCACGTTGACCACATAATACCTTGTGCTAGTTTTGATTTGACTGACCCTCAACAACAAAGACAATGCTTTTATTATACAAATTTAAGACCTTTAAGTGCGACTGCAAATATGATTAAGGGTTCAAAAATTATATAAAGGTATCATAAATTAACTACCCTTTGGTGTGGGTATGGTTTCTTCCGTACTCACATCAATAAGATCAGGCTCACTTTCCCAGGAAATTCTAACAACACTATCCGATTTAACATCAATCTTTTGCTTTTCTTGAAATAAAGAGCTAAGTCTAGGTGCTAACCATTTTAAAAAACTACTTCGTTCACGTAAGAATAAAAGCTCATTGGGATTTAAGTCCATGTGTTCTGAATTAAAAACATTTAACATTTTTTCAACAAGAACCTTAACCCCTATTTCTTGTGCCTTATCAAACTCACTTTTTATCTTTGGATTTTTTTCTAAGTACTTGTGCCAACGCATCGAGCTGATCCCCAAGACCTCTTTTACTGCGATATGTGGTATTCCTCCATCGTAAATAATGTCGAGAATAGTACTTACTTCTGTAGCCGAAACGACTAGATTTAGCTTGTTCACTTTCGATATACTGTCTGATTTCTTCGTCATTTTTATTTTTAAAGTTTATTAAATTTTTTAATCTGATAATCTTTTTCTCTATACTTAACGTAGTATTCTTAAAAAGTCCTTTGTATTTTCTTGTTTTGCTATCCGTTGAAAAACAGCCTTTGTGAAAACGACATAAAAACCTTTTGCTAGTAGGTGTAAAATATCCTTTGGCACGGCAACGAACACCGCTAGTCTTTGCTATCTCTTCGCAATAAATCTTTTGACTTAATCTTCCTGTCATGATCTCTTTTACTTTTATAGATTACTCTTTGGTAAGCAAAGTTTCTTTTCTTCCTTATCTTTTCTAATAGGTCCTTACCTTGAGGTAAATCCACCAGCACACCATTGCCTTTATTGTTTTGGATAGTGAGAGCTAGGTTACAATAATAAGGGTTATCCTTTTCATTAACTGCTTTAATTAGGGTACTTCGGGGTAAAGTAGACAATTTATCTATAATGACGTTCTTATCTCCACCTTTACTGACTACCTCTTTTATAAGTTTATCTATGTTAGTTAAGTTAATGGTAGTTCTACTAATATCAGTCATCATGACACCTGACATGTGTTTTGATGACACATCATTGTTTCGTGATGACACATCATACTTCTTATTAACAAGGTAATCAGGATTAATAGTATAAAGCAAAGTAGATTTAAGCCTTTTCTTAGTAAGTATTCCAACATCCTGTAATAATTCCGTACATCTATATATAGTACTACGAGATAGGCAAACCATACTAGATAGTGTGGCTTGTCGAGGATAGCATTGACCATTTTCACTATTAGTAAACTTTAATAGGGATATGAGGATTAGCAAAGATGATGATCGGTATTCTTCTGGTATGCGTTTTATCCTATCATCAAAAAATAATTTAAATGGTATTCGAATGTGCGGTAAATATTTTACCTTAGCTTGATACATGTTTACATACCTTCTGATGTTCAGCTTGAAGATGATACAATATAGCTACCCACTCTTGCTCATTCATAGCCTTTAATGGACTAGAGATAGGGTATTTTTGCGAAACTCGGAACGATAGGGTGTCCTTGTCTACGTCTTTATAATAAACGAGATATACAGGCACATCCAATGCTTTTCCTATTTGTTCTACGATGTTGGTGTATTTCTTTTTATCGGAATTGGTATCGTATAGATGCTCAATAATCGCAAGGGGTTTCCAGCAACCTTTGTTCTGGCATATCTCAACGCTGTCAATATCACACATAGCAATACCATCCCATAACCTATGCCATTTAGAGTATAGGTCTTTGTCAAAATATTTAGCAAATCTCATTTGGGGTACTCCAACAATGGATATTTTAATTGTTTAGTTAATTGCTTTTTATCCTTTTTATTACCAATAATAAAAACATATCTGTGTTTGGCACTACGATAAACTCGTTTAGTTTTATCCCCTAAATGGTGTCTTGAATGTTTGCCATCTTTACCTGCAATATCTGTTCTAGCTTTTGTAGTGCCTGTAAATAAAAAATTACTTGCTTGATATACATAGCCTTGATGACCTTGTTGTGTATCTGCATATGATACTACAATTTTTGGTTTAGGTAATAAATTTAAAGATTTTCCAACTAACATTGATGCTTCATTTTTTTTATTATATTTTAAAACCAATCTATTTAACTCTAAAACTAACTTTTTATTCTCTATCCCAGCGATACCTTTACATAAACTAGGAGAAACAGGAGATCCATAACTTACCATACCCACTAATTCTTTATTAAAAAATAAACCATAAGCAAAAGATATACTAGGCATACGTTTTGCATAATGAATGTTTAATATAAATGGTTTGGTATCTTCATAGTTAATTTTTTTAATTTCGTACATCAAACTTTATATAAACTATAAGTTAGAGTTAATTCTTCATTAGCTTTTATATCTTGAGTTGTTTGAAGAAACCATTTTAGGTTTTCTCTTGTTCTTTTACAATTAGATTGTTCATTATGATTAACAAAACCACCAAGCGGTGTTCTAAATATTTCTCCCTCTACTATCATGTGGCTTAGACCTAGCATGGTATCTGCTTTTATATCTGCTATAGCAAACAAACCTAAACCCTCTATGGTACTAGGTTTAATAGTAAGTGAGCTTGGCAGAGGTTGGTAGGTCATAGTTTTTCTACCTTATCTTTTAATATAATGGCTAAGGCAAACTTTCCATGTTCTCTACATTTTTTAATTAAACATTTAAGTTTAAATATTAGTGCCGTTCTATTGTTCATCGTTTTGTTTTTTTTAATTCAAATTGTAAAGCTAGAGCAAGTTTTCTTGGAGATTTTTCTGGTAAAAAGGAAGATTGTTTATGTGTTTTGTCTTTAAAAAACCCACGAACCTCTGTCATAATAGAAGCTACGCTAATTTTCTCAGATTGAATTGATGTTACCCGATTAGATAATTTATCTAGTTTTAAGCTAACTTCTTTAAAACGATTGGTTAATTTTTTAAATTCTTCTTCTACTGTATTAAGTTTAATTATATATTTAGTTAAAATTTCTTCATTTAATTTGTTTAATTTTTTTAAATCATGAGCAATAATTTGTAACTGATAAGAAACAGAATTAGTAACTATATCTTCTTCATTATCTTTTTGGGATTTTTTTATGATTTTGTTATAGGCGTGTTGTTTTAAATCTTTTTGAGTTGAAGCGATAGTTAGTATATCAACACCATTATAAGCCTTAACATATAAATTTTGTGAAGTTGCAACGCCAACACTACTAGTTAACATCATAATGTCAGCACAACTCGTTAAAGATACCGCCATTAATATTGTTAAAAATATTAATTTTATATATTTTATCATTTTAAATCTTTTTGTTTTATTAAACTAGTAAACCAAAAATAAAACCAACAACAAAAACTATTAAATAGCTTTTTTTATTCATTAACTTTTCTTTTAAATCTTGCGGTGTGTTTCCGTATATAAGCATTTTTTTCCTCCTTTTTTTTAGTTGTTAAAGTTTTTAATTTATCTTTTAAACTTTTAATCTTACCTTTATAGTCAATAAACATATCTAAGTCTGTCATTTAATGACCTCTATTTTCTTGATTACAGCTCTAGGAAATACATTAACATTTGATACATCAAGTTTACCATCGTCATTAAAGGAGTAACCTGAAAAAGTCCAAACGTGTTTCTTATCTTTTTTATAAAGATAACCCTCATCCACACATTCTGCTAGTCGAGTATTCGTAATATTATCTTCGTGGATCCACGTTTCCTCAGATTGAGTGATGTCAAACCAAGTTATTTTTACTCTTTTGTATTTTAATTTAGATGAAGTCATAAAAATCATTAGGTTTTATTTCTCTATCTGTACCTAAATATATTTTTTTCATTTCATTTTTTCTAGGTATTCTTTGTCCGTTGCAATACCTCCATACATTCGTTGAATTTATAATGCCAAATTTTTTAGCTGTTTGACCACAGCTTAATTTCTTCCTTTTCATCCATTCAGATAATTTCATTGTTTCCTTTATTATGATTATTGACAATAACCATTAAGGTAATTTTATCCACAAATCAAGTAAAAGATTAGCATAGACAAAGTGGAAAACTTCTATATAACTACACTAAACAACTATGGAAAATAAAGAACAAAACGAAACAGATAAAGCATTTGCCTTTTTTAATGGTGGTAAAGGATTAGACCATTGGTCTTACTCTAGTACATCAACTCCCTTTGCAAAAAATTTAATTAGCTACTCCTTTTCACAGGAAATTAGAAGAACTTTTGCTTTTAGATATAAAGCTAACTTTGGAAATTTAGTAAACAATGTGGTCCAAAGATTAATTGCAACTAATATTTGGAGAGATAAAAATTCACTAATGGCGAAATGGGATAGAGATTATACAGTTTGTTTTAATAAAGAATTAAAAATTATAAATGATAAAAAACCAGTAGATGACAAGGATGCTTTTGCAAAACAAGCAATGATTAGTTACGCACACGATTGTATTGGCATAACAAAAAAAGTTGTTAAAGACATTGTTGGTAAAGATATAAACGAATTAGAATGTGAACGTCATGTTGTTAAAAAAGAAATGACCATGATTAAAAATGTGATTGGCAAAATTGATTATGAAACTTCAAAATTACTTATAGAATTTAAAACTAAACCACCTAATGTTAGAAAGGTTCATGGAAAAGATGAATGGAAAATGAGTTCACAACAATTACCTAGTGAACCAACAATAGAAAATTTAACTCAAACTGCGTTTTATTATATGTGTACTAAGAAAATACCTTTCTTGGTTTATGCTAATGATAAAGAACATATTATATTTGATAACTCGCATGAGTTAATGAAGCAAGACCATCTGGAATTTCTTTATTTTAAAATGGTGTCAAAGATTTTACTTTGGGAACGTATGATAATGTTCTGCAAAGGAAATATATCTGAACTCGCATTATTATGTGAACCACCTGATATGCACCATTACTTTTATTATAAAGATTTAGCACCAGAACAAACACAACTAATAACTAACCTATGGGGAATAAAATAATGAATAAAACAATAAAGAAAAACATATACCAAAAACTACACGCAGCTTGTTTATCAGCTGGTGGAGTTAAGAAAGCTGACAAAGTAAAAGGGATGCACTTCAATCCTTTACTACATGATGCTGTACAAGAAGTAGCTACTCAAGCATTATTAAATAATGGTTTGTATGCAACGTGTAATTATTTAACTGAAGTTGTAGACGCAAGAAATATGGTCATGGTTGTTTGTACTATGAAAGTACATGACATTGATGAACCAAAAAGTTTTATACTTGTAGACGGATGTGCAGCGATGGGTGCAATAGATAAGTTTGGCACAGGTCAGGCTATGTCGTACTCACGAAAATATGCTTTCTTAAATCTGTTAAATTTAAAGACAGGAATAAAAGATGATGATGGTTATGAAGCAAAACCATTTAGTAAAATTTCTTCTGTAAAGGAAGAAACAAGTCCTATTTATCTTGATGATAAAGTGGATGCCGAAGAGATAAAGGAATATATAAAGTTAGCTAAAAATTCAAAAGAATTTCATGGCTTAGCTGCAAAATATAAAGATCAACTCCAATATCTTATGAAAAATAACTCTAGAACATATCAGCAAATAAAAAAAGTTGCTGATGATAAAGAGTTACAATTAAAAAATGTTCAACAATAAAGTTGAAGATAACAAAAGGATATAAATGAACGATGAAGCAATATGGGTAAACGTAATACCCAATGATAAAAAGACAGAAGATAAACATCCAGATTGGGTAGCACCTAAAAACCCTAAATCTCCAGAAGGTAAAAACTGGACTATAGGAGTTCGAGTAAATGGTGCTTGGTATTCTCAAGCAGGATGGAACACTAAAGACGATAGTGGTCAACCAACCGGAGGTATAACAATTAAACTAACACCTAATAGTTTATCAGCTACTGGTGGGACTGGTGGTGGTGGAAAACCAGCATTTACACCACAAAAGACATTTGAAAAACAACCAGCTTATGGTAGTAATAAACAATCAGGGTTCTAAAAAATCTTGATAACTTTGTGGCAAGTTTTAGTCATTTACCCTTTGACTTTCTTATTAGTTGTTTTCCTTGCCACGAAGTCCAATAAAACAATATGAATAAAAAAAAATCAGACAAACAAATTGGTGGATCACATTATCAATCTATGGCTATCCAACCTATTGAATATATTGTAGCTAATCGTTTTGAGTTTCCAGAGGGTTGCGTTATTAAATATGTTTCAAGACATCAATTTAAAAACGGAAAAGAGGATATATTAAAAGCCATACAAAATCTAGAATTTATATTAGAAAGAGATTATGATTGACAAGTCTACCAAAAAGGTTATAAGAACTAAGTACGGAGACGCAAATTTTAAGTATGTAGAAAAATTTGATTCCGTGGAGAAGGCTGCTGAACCATCAAATGATGGAGAGTTAGTAGAAGTCGTGGTTTCTAGTATTAAATGGGATCACACAAAAGTGAAGGAGGTAACTGATGAACATCAGAAATCGTCTACAAAGGCTGAGGGATTTGCAAGAGAAGAAACACCAGAAGTATCTGGAAGCAAAACTCAAAGCGGATAAGTACCATAAAGATAGTGTTAGGTTAGGTAGAAAGGTTATAGACACACAAGAACAATTAATGAGAATTTAGTTTTTATTAATTGACATAAAAGCAAAACAACAAAAGGTTGTGCAAACAACAGGAGGGTAAATTACGCTAAATGAAAACACTAACACAATTAAAACAAGCTATGAAAGCTCCTATGTATTCTGAGTTAAGCTCAAGAGAATTACTACTTTACAAAACAGGATTTAAAAATGGTTATCGTATGTCAACACAACATAATCAATACAAGATAGAAAATAAGTTGTTAAGATTAAAAATAAGAGAAGAAAGATTTGATGAAAAAAAAGCAGGAATAAAATTAGACAAAAAGAAACTACAATTTTCAGCGTTTGAAGATGTGGTTAATACAGTTTGTGTTCAATATAAAGTTAATAAAAACGAAGTGCTTGGGGATAGACGTTACCAATATTTAGTTAAAATAAGAAGTATTATTATTAATTTAATGATTGAAATACATACTGTTTCTTTATCTCAACTTGGTAGAATATTTGACATGGACCATTCTACTATTATACACCATAGATCTATGAAAGCTGGATATAGAAGATTTTGGTCTAGTGAGAAAACAATTCACGAAGAGTTTGCAAAGCTAAAAGAAGAATTAACTGCTGCATGAATGTATTGTATAGTCTTACCAACTACTAAATCACCATTTTGGAATGTGTTTACAAATGAGGTTTGGCAAACAAGAAAAGAAGCTGAAGAATATGCTAAAAGAAATAAGTTTAAAAAATCAATTAAATGGAAAGTAATCTGGTACAATAAAAAATACCATAGTTAATTTATTTATTTAATTCTTCCCATTCAGATTTTTGTCTTAAATATTCATCGAAGCAACTAGTATTGTCTTTTTTATGAGATTCGCAAAAGTAATCTTTGTTAGCATTTACAACCCAATCACCCTCGTTAGACATAAGTTTTTTATCACACATTAAACAAGTGCCACATATTCTTATTTGTAACCTGGCTGCGTTCCAAGTTTTACGTTTCATTTAATTACTTAATATAATTTTTTTAATAGACCTAGTTCCATCAATGTTTGTTTCTATCTCAGCTTTAGTTTTAATACATTTATAGGTTATATTATTGCTAATTTGTCTTGATGCTTCACGCTTACCTTTA